AAGGGTCTTGAGCTTCGGCATAGGATATTACTTCTTCTTTGGTGCGGATTTCTTCGCGGGTGCTTTGGCCGCTACGGGCGTTACGTCCGCGATAAGGCCCTCCGCGATGCTCTGCCGGATGTTCGGGGTGAAGGCGACCTCCCTTACGGTGCCCGCCGGCACCCCGCACACATCCTGCAAGAACTTAATCCTTATACGCTTGTACTCCATCCGTTAACTGCCGGCGAGGGCGGTTTTTGCGGTGGCTACGGAGGCGATGTAGATTACGCCCTTCTTGTCGGCGGTCTTCTCGACGAGCTGCACGCCCCTGCGGACGTATACGTCCCAGCCGTCCTTCGCGGCGTTGCGGACGATCTCCAGCTCGTAGAGGGGCTGGCGCTTCACGCGTGCGCAGTTGCTGTCGAGCACGACGGCCTCGGCTGCGCCTACGTTCGCGGATGCGACGACGCGGAGCTGGCCGAGCCTGTTGTTCACGGTGTCGAAGATGTAGTTGCCGGTGGTGTCCTTGATGGCACGGAGCTCGGCAAGGGTGGCGTACGAAACGACGGCGAGGTCAGCGGTGTAGCCTTCCTTCGCTATCTGCATGATGGCGTCCATAAGGACGTCGGCTGTGGTGGGTGTTCCGTAGCTGCCTGCGGCGAGAGCCGAGAAAGCGGTGCTGTTGGCCTTGATGCCGTACACCTTGCGGGGGTTGGTGGCGTCGGAGCCTGCTCCGTTGAACAGCTCGTAGTCGGCTTTGTTGTCAATCTTGCGGACAGCTTCGCCGGTGGCCCAGTTGTAGACTTCCTCGATGAAGTTCTGGAGCTCGGAGCTCAAGAGGATGTGGTCGGCGATCTTGCCGAAGGCCCTGCGCTTCTCCGCTACGGTGGCGGAGGCGTCGGGTGCGGTGGCGAGTTCGGCCACGTAGTCCGCGCCGCTGGTGTATGCGCCTTCGAGCCAGGCGACGGACGCTGCGCTTACGAGGTCGGTCGGGAGGTTCGAGAGGAAGGCGAGCGGGAGGGTGGGTGCGCTGCTCACGCCCCTTTCACCTACGGTGCCGAAATAAGCCCTGTCGGTGATGTCGCCGGTGGCGAGCTGGCCTGCGGTCTTGATTTCGAGGGTGATGGAGCTGCCGGCCTTCTTCTCGGCGAACATCCTTTCGATGACGTCGCGCTTTGCTTCCAGCGCTTCGCGGAAGGCGGCTTTGAGGGTCATCTTCTCGGCTGCGCGGGCGAGCTTCGCCTGCATTTCTTCGATGGTCTTGGCCTGTGCCTTCATGGAGGCATCGAGGTTGTCGTTCTCGGCCTTCACGCCTGCGAGTTCCTCACGGAGCGCGGCGGTTTCGGCCTTTGCTTCCTTCGCAGCATCCTCGGCTGCTTTGGTGGCGGCTGCTATCTCGGCAGCCTTCATTTCGATTTCAGTCATGGCTTGAAATTGTTGTTAAAGGGTTTTAGTTGTTTTTGTCTTTGGTAAGCGAGCGGAAAGCCCGGAGGGTTATCTCCCCTTTCACGGCTTCGCCCAGGGCAAGGAGGTCGGCATCCGGCATCGTGGCGAGTGTGCGGGCGGTGCCTTCCGCGTCCTTCGCGTCCAGCAGCACGGCCTTCGGGTTCGCGGCGCGGCTCACGGGGGAGATTTCCACGACGGTGCACTTCGTCAGCACGCGGATGTCGTAGTCGTACCCTTCGCGCTTCTCGAAGTGGAACTCGTCGGCGTAGTAGCCGATGCTGAACTCGTCCACGGCTCCGGCGGTGAGCAGCTTCGCCACGTCCGCCCCTACGGTGGTGTCCACGATGTCCGCCTCGAACAGCAGGCCGACCGCGTCCTCGGTCATGGAGGTTATCTTCCCGATGACGGTGGCGCCGTCGTGCTGGTAGCAGAGCTTGCAGCGTCCGGCGTTCTCGCTGGCGAGGAAGTCCGCGAAGGCTCCGGGCACGATGACGTCGCCCCAGCTGTCCACGTTGCCGAAGGCGGCGGCGTAGCCCTTGATATGCAGGGCGGTGCTCCCTTCGATGGACTTCACCTCCAGCGGCATCGCGGCGGTGGTCTTGATTTGGAGTTTTCTTTCGGTCATAGTTGTGGGTATTATCGGGCGCGGGTACGCGCCTCTACCGCAAAGATGCAAACGGATGTACTTTTTTATACGGAAAAACCCGCGCATTTCGTTGCGCAGGTGTCGGGCGTATAGTTTGTCGTTTTTCCCGTTCGCGCCCCGCAGACGGGCGGAAATGCGGCATTCCGGGCAAAATGAAAGCCGCCCCCGGTGCGGGAGCGGCTATGTACTGAAAATTAGGGCGCGGTTTATGCGTCGCCCCAATAGTGCCAGCTGTTCACCTTGTCCATCCCGTAGCGTTTCAGGTAGGCGTCCACCCTCTTGGCGAAGCGCTCCTTCGTCCCTTCCAGCGCGGCCAGCACCCTGTCGCAATCCTCCGGGGTAATCCAGCGGCAGAGGCAGTCGTTCCTGTTGAAGCGGTAGTGTTCCCCGTTCAGCGTGGCGTATACCAGGAGGTCGCCGATCGCGGCACGCTGCAAGTCGCTGCCGCGGTGATAGGCCATGAACATCGGGCGGTTGTAGTCGTCCGCGTAACGGAAGGCGGCGCGTTCCTTGAGCTCCTTCCACCATTCAATCTGCTGGTCTACCTGCTTCATGTTCTCGCCCCGGAAGTAGTCCTGCGAGGTGCGGGCGTGCTCCGCCATCTTGCAGGCACCCTCGTAGTCGTAGGAGTCGTCGAAGCAAAAGTTCTTCTGGATGGAGGGGCGCTCAATCTCGTAGAGCAGCCCGTCCGCCATATCCACCACGCAGTCCGCGCCCTTGATGCAGTAGTCCACCATCTTGGAGTTCTTGCCCCAGAAGCCCGCCTGGATCGCGGCGAACTCTTCGTAATTCTTGTCGGTCTTTTTCATTGTAGTAGTTGTTTTGTTGGGTTGTTGTTTTGTTTCTGGTGCAAATATAATTCAATTATTTGAATTGTGCAAACTTTTTTCAAAAAAAATTACATTTTCTTTACATACCCACAAAAAACCGCCCTCGCATCACTGCGAAGGCGGGAAAGAATCAAATCAACATGAGTAGAAGAACTCCACAAATATACAAAAACTTCCCGAAATATTTACATAGTCCGGCGCAGGCACGAACAGGCGCAGTTGATTATCTCGGCTGCGTCCGCGCCCATGCTCGTATCGTGCGGGTACATAACCAGCCCGCCCTCCAGCTCGAACGGCTCGTCTTCCGCCACCGTCACCCCGTCCATGACGAGGTGGCTCTCGCGGGTGTTGCTCAATCCGCTGGTCGCCCACGTCTTCGTGAACCGCACGTCCAGCGTGCTCGCCGCTCCCGCCGCCGCGTCCGCCATAGCAATCATCCCCTCCGTCTGCGCTATCCTCCGGCACTCCCACAGGGCCATCCCGTCGAAGTCACGGTATATCGCCTTCGCCAGCTTCTCGATGCCGCCCTCCAGCTCGTTCGCCATCCTGTCCGCGAGTATCGCCAGCAGCGTGTCTTTCAGCGTCCCCGTCACGCCGACGATGGCCTCGCCGCTGCGGTTGAACGCGTACTGCAACAGCATCTCCGTCCAGATGCCGTTCTCGCCCGCCGCCTTCTCCTTCCGCAGATCACGTGCGGTGCTTTTCGCCATCCCCAGGCCCGCGTCCACGAAAAGGCCGTCCCACCACCCAGGCAGGTAGTCTTCCGTGAGCTTCTGCTGGATGACGCCGGGCCATACCGAGGGGTCGTCCCACTCCGTGCAGAGGTCAAGCACCCGCCGCACCTCCTTCCGGCGCAGGCGTAGCAGCCGCGCCTCGTACACGCGCACGGCTTTCAGCCCTGCCCGGCGCAGGTAGTCCATGTGCCTGCGCTCCGCGTTCGTTACCCGCTCCTTCATTCCTCGTTAATGTCGTAGACCTCCGGCCCGAACATGACGCCCATAGGGAGCATCGGCAGGTCGGCGTAGGCTTCCTCGATACGGTCGAAGCCGTTGGCGGTGCGCAGCTCGTTCAGGCTCCCGTGCATCTTCGTAATCCTGTCCAGCGCGTCGGAGGGGCCGTCCTGCAAAACTACGATGCGGTCTTTGTCCACCACCAGCTCCCAACCGTCCTTGTCCAGTCCGAGGTAGGCGCAGAGGTCGGCGCCAAATTCTTCCGCCAGCGGGATCGCCTGCTGCTCGTATATCGCCTTCTTCGCTTCCTTCATATTTTCGTACTTCGCCTGCCCGTAGTAGAGGTCTACCGGGAGGTGGTACAGGAAGCAAAGGACGGTCACGGCTTCCTTATGTGCCGCGAGTATATTGAGGTCTACGGGGTTGCTGCCGAGCGCGGTGTACTCAATCGGGATGCGGAGCGTTTCGAGGCGGTTGATGTGTTCCTTGTTGTTCAGCCGTTCCTCCAGGGTGTCGGCATCCTGCGGGAGTACGCCCATCTTG